TCTGGAAGAAGTGCTGAGGCAAAGGCATCTAGAAGCGCTAGAAGAACCCAGGCCCTTACTGGATTTCTCAGCTCTGCTAGTGGCTTTGTATCCCAGGCTGGATTTGGAAGCAAAAAATCTGAGGGCGACAAGTAATGGCTAGACAAGAAGACCTTCAAGTAATCAGTCAGGGCCTGGGTGAAACTCCAGTTAAGCTTCAGAGCTCAGGTGCTTTCGTTGCACTGGGTCAAGCTACTGCTGACCTGGCTAACGTTGCAACAAATATATCCCAAGAGATACATACAGAACAAGCAGCATTGTTGGGTGAGAAGCAAGCACTAGAAGGGACAGCCCCAAAACAATTAGCGCCTGGATTTAATAAATCACAAAGGGCATTCAATCAGGCAGTAACAAGCATAGAGGGTAGGCAGTTAGCAACGGCTGGCTCCAAGATGATTCTAGATAGTCTAGCAAAATCTTTAGACCCTGCAACATTCAATGCTCAGACTCCAGCTTCTTTTGCTTCAACATCAGACGCTATTGCTAGTGAGTTTGTATCTAAAGCTAGAGATGGCAATAGAGCTTTTGTTGCGCAGAGCTTAGGCGATACGTTGAACCGAGCTAAGCTACAGATGACTGAGACAGCTATCAAGTTTGACTCGCAGCAGCGAGCTGTCATGTTCAATAGAGACTTCGACAAAGCCAAGGAAGGATTGTTAGAATCTGTTAAACAAAAAGATGCGACCGAGAGGAAACACTTTACAGAAGTTGTTGCTGGTACATTAGACAACTATTCAACATTAGATAACTCTATCGCAGCTCAGGTTCCAGACATTGTAGACAGGCTTGACAAAGAAATAAGACAGGCTGAAGTTGTTGGCAATTACTTAGAGGCTGTTGATAAAGGTAAAGATGCTAGCTTCTTGCTAGGCTTCTTGCGTGACAAGCCAGAGAATCTAACTTTCTCTGAGTGGGAGAAAGCCGCCAACACATTAACTAAAATGAATTCATTGAATGATAGGCTTGTAAACGAATCAAGAGGAGAGCAAGTTGCTCTTGTTAGAGATGGTATAAGTGCTGGAACTATCACACAAGACGATATATATTCAAATGACCTTCTTACTCTTGGGCAAAAGCAAACGCTAGTTAATGACCTGAACGAACAAGATAGAAAGAGTAAGGCAAAGCTTCAGGAAATTGCTCGCGGTCAAGCAAACATACTTATGAATCGCTCAGGCTCTTTAACCTCAAAGCAAGTTACAGGAATGTTTGATGCTTCCGTAAAGATTAACGAAGATAGACTTGGTAGGCCAATGTCTATGGAAGAGATGGCTGACTCAATCCTTGGGGTAGGCGAAGTATTCCCTGCTAGCGGAATGCCAAAAACAGGACTGGGTACAAACGTGCCTGAGTTCGATACGCTTGTTAGCAATCAGCTTACAAGTAACGACCCCAAGTCTCAGGCTATGGGCATACTTGTATACAACAAGATGGTTAACATTGGCAACAAGCCAAACTCTCTAGATATATCAGGAGAAGCATTATCGATGGCTACTCTTGGCTCATCCCTTGCTCGTGGAAATACCATAAGCTTTGAAGATGCGGCAGCGGTTGCATCACGCACAGTGTTAGATAAGAAAAACCCTGAAGTAATCAATAGAAGAGATAGGTTTGCAAAAGAAATAGCCCCTAACCTTGGGAAGAGATTTAAAGAAGACTTCGGTGTTAAAGCTGAACCGTTTGTAACTGACGCTGCATTTGGTAGGTATTCTCAAATATACCAAGCTCAATATGTTAATAGCAATTCAGATGATTCAGCACGTGAAGCAGCAAGGTATAGCATGGCTGGCATAGGAACTGACGCAGATTATCCCGAAGGATACGTTGGTGATGCGCCCCCACATAAAACTCTCGCTATTGCACAGATGGATAACGATGCTTGGAGCAATCAAAAGATTATATCCATGCAGCAAATTATTAACAACAGCAAAGTGCTAAGAGAAAAGGGACTGACAAATACAGTCATTGAGTGGTCCAACCCTAAAGATAATATAGATGTAGACTCTCTGACAGACGAACAAAAAGTTATGATTCCTCTTATGACCGAACAAAAGAATGCCGGGAAGCTAGCGCCAGCCCTAACAAAATCATTCGCATCCCCCATTGCAGGAATGTTCAGCAAGTCAGAAGAATTCTCAGTTCCAAGACAGCCTAAGATTAAAGTTAACGGTCAAGATAGTGACTACAAATTAATGGACGGTCCCGATGTTAGGTTCGGTGATGACGGAAGATTCTTGTATACATTCTTCTGGACTGACAGGTCTGGTAACTTAAGACCTCTTGAAGATGTTGACAACATTAAGAGTGTCGCACAGATGCAAGCAATGGAATTATCAGAGTATGCACCAGGCGTATTCACTGAGAAAAACAATGAGAAGCTATCCGAGCAAGCTATAGGCATTAGACAGGAACATATAAAGGGTATCATTAGGGAAACCAAGAAAGATAATTTCTTCATGAAGTTCTTGTCAGAAGATGTCGTTGCTTCACTAGTAGGTAAGCTTGCAGACGAAGATCCATCTGGAGCAGAGAAGCTTGTTAAGGAGCTGGAAGCTGGACTGAAGAAACCTCGCGTTAATCCTAGCAGTCTTCCCCCAGTAGATAAAAAACCTAAGGATAAGAAATAATGCCGCAGCTACCGACCCCAGAAGACATCGAGGAAGAAGTAGTTCAGGATGTTATACCTGCAACTCCAGGCCCTTCGCTTGACTCTCTTACAAATATAAAACGCACTGCATTCATACCTGCCGATTTACCTATAGACTTAGAGAAACAAGAAGGCTCTTTGATAGCTGCTAGCTTTAGACGTGAGACAACTATAGGTGGGATGTTATACGGCAGACCTGCCAGGTCTTACAATCCTGAAGAGCTTGATGGTTTTAATTTCATAGAACATATACCTCAAGACTTGCTGGATTTCTCACCATCATTTGCTAACGATGCTAATGACGAAGAGATAGAAGAGACCGCTAATGTATTAAGAGCAGAGCTAAAAGATAAAGCATTGATGGCGGCTCATCCATGGAAGTCATTCTTCTCTGGGCTGCCGGTACAAATTATAGACCCAGCAAATTTATTACCTGGTGGTGCCATCTATAAGAACGGAAAGAGCTTGGCTAGAGTTGCGCTGGCTACAGCAGCAAGCGGGGTAGCATCTGCTGGTATACAAGAGAGCATATTGCAGAAGACGCAGCTTACAAGAACAGCTGAAGAGGGTGCGTGGAACATGGTAGCTAGTGGAATATTTTCTGCCGCTATTGGTTCGGCCGTGCATGTGTATCCCGGAGCAAAAAGACAGGCCGCTATACAAGAAATACAAGATGTATTAATGGATAAACCTAAAGCATTAGATAAGAATGGATTGCTGACAGCAAATGATTTAGTAAAGATGTCTGATACTACCAAGAAATTTATGTTCATCGGTCCAATGAATCAATTAATTAATTCACCTCTCAATACTGCCAAGTCATTTGCGCGCATAGCATATCAAAATTATTATGAGTTCAATGATAACCTAACTGGTATCGCATCAGCATCTTCTATCGAGAGAAGTATTGTTACATCTACCAGGAAGTTTGGAGAGGTGTCTCTATCATACGGCGACCATTACTTTGCAATGAACAATATAAGCAAAGGACCTTTTCGTGGAACTAGAGACAAGCTGGGCAATCAGGTGATGAATAGAAAACAGTTCGATGACGCAGTGTCATTAACTCTTACACAAGATTCATCACACGTAAACGCTCACGTTAATGAAGCCGCAAGCTTGCTTCGTAATAAAGTATTCAATCCAATCTTTGATGAGCTGGTTAAGTTCGGTGAACTACCTGAAGGTATCACAGTTAAGAATGCTCCAGCTTATTTCATGACTGTCTGGAACAAACAATTAATAAAAGAACAGGGTGGGCGCAACGGTGTTCTCGCTGGTAAAATCTTTGATTCTTATAGTGCAACACGAACACGCATAGAGCAGTTCAAAGAGAGTAAAATATACATTGATACACAGGAACAATTAAAAACTAGCAAGGCAGAGACTGCCAGATTAAAATCTGAGAAGCCAGCACCCGCTATTAAAGAAAGATTAAAGAAGATTAAAGAAGAGAATAAAAAACTTGAAGCAGAGATGCATTTAAGAGCTAGCAAAATAGATCCAGCAATGCTTGACAGCAAAGGTAAACTCAGGGGAACACCCAACGATACAGTGCTAAAAGCTAACGCCGAACAAACTATAGATAACATGCTGGGGCATCAACAAGGTGTGCTAACCAATCCTATCCTTGATAAGATTGGTGACAGTGGAACAAAGCCATTACATGAGAGGGGGTTCCTTGGTAACCAAGTAGACTTCAGGGAATGGCAAGTGACAGATGCACTGAAAATTGCAGAGATGTATCACAGAGGTTTGACTCCCGTCGTTGAGATTAACAGAGCTGCAAGAGCTGCTGGGTTTGATAACGTAACCGACTGGAAAGTATCCCTTGAGTCTGAACTTAAAAAAGAATTCGATGTTCACTCTAAAAATTTAAAAGGTAAAGCATTCTCTAATGCTGAAGCTGCATACAAGAAAGACATAGCAAATATAAATGATACGTTTAAATTACTACAGGGTGTCTATGGCAACGGACCTAACACTCTAGATAATAGTACAGCTAATTTCTTTAGGAATGTATTAACATGGAACGCAACAAGATTGCTTGGCTTCATGACTTTATCATCCCTGCCTGACTTAGGATTACAAGTATTTAGAAATGGTATGTACCGCTCAATCCATGACGGTCTAGGCTCCATGCTTAGCAGCTCAGGCATATCCAAGATGCGTAAGGCTGACATCAGGGCTTTGGGTTACGCTGTTGAAACACAACTTGGCACACGCTTTAAAGCAATGAGTGAGCACGAAGGTTTAAGCACGCAGCGCGGAGTTTTCTCTAAAGGGCTCGACGTGGTTTCCCAGAAGTTTGGTAACTTCTCATTGATGAACCAGTGGAATGATATGATGCAAGAGATGGCTGGGCACGTCAGCATATCAAGAACACTAGATGCTATCCATGCTGCCGTTGATGGCAAGAAGCTATCATCTAAAGAAGCAAGAAGACTTAACGTATTAGGTATTGATAGAAAATACTTTGAAGCTATCGCTAGCAACACAAAGAAGAATGTCGACAGCACTGGCGCAAGGTATGCTGGCTGGGATAAGTGGGACATCAATGGAAGCGTAGAGGCTGATGCCTTAAGAGTATTCCAGAACTCAGTAGGCCAAGACATAGATAGTATAGTTATAGTTCCAGGCCTTGGAGATAAGCCACTGATTGCACAGAAGACACTAGGAAAAGTTTTGTTCCAGTTTAAAACATTCCTAATGGCATCAACAAATAAAGTATTGTTCTCTGGTATACAGAGGAAGGCCGACTTAGAAACTTACACTGGCTTGATGTCAATGCTTTCTCTCGGGGCATTGAGCTACGTGCTTACGCAACATGTCAGAGGTAATGATGATATAGATTATTCACCTGCCAAATTATCACAAGAGGCTATAGATAGAAGTGGCGTGCTTGGTATATTTATGGAAGTATATAATATAGGAAGCAAGGCTTTAGTCCCTCAGTTGTCAGCATCAAGGTATCAATCTCGTTCTGTAATGGGAGCGATACTTGGTCCATTCGGTGGCGCTGTTGATGAGGTTGTTGGTATGATGAATAGAATAATAGGAACTGCTGGCGGCACAGAGTTAACAACCAAAGATGCCGAGAAACTTTTACGACTGATACCGTATCAGAATTTATTTTACCTGTATCAATTAGATAGAATGATTACAAAAGACCTCGCTATATCAGCAGGGTTCAAAGAAGCTTAAAAGGAGATAGGCCTAATGGCTAACATAAAGATTAATGATGTAGACCAACGAGTACAGTACACCGCAACAAATTTGCAAACTGTTTTCAATGTGCCTTTCCCGTTCTTTGCTAATGCTGATATAGATGTTTATCAAAACAGCACCAAGCTTACGATAACAACACACTACACAGTTACCGGTGCTGGCACTGCTGCCGGTGGTTCAATAGCTTTAGTGACAGGCGCAACAACTAGCGACTTGGTAACTATAGAAGGTGAGCTAACAGTAGATAGAACTTCTATTTACTCACCAACTATATCAAACCTTACAGGTTCTAGTTTAAATAATGACTTGAATACACTGACTGTAATGGTTAAACAAGCAGAGACTGAGCGCGACTTCTTGATGCTAACCTATCCTCCTTACGCCGCAGTATCTCAGGTAGTTACCACTACAACGGATAGATACATCCCGGTTCTTGCTGCTCTAGAAGGTTGGAGAATGAATGCCGGAGCAACAGCTATTGAAGCTTGGACTGTTCCAGCTATCCCAGTAGGTGTTGACGCTACAATCACAACTGACAACGCATTGATGAAAGCTGACACATCGGGCGCAAATCAAATTCAAGAAAGCGGCATCATAGTAACTGATGCGGACGCTATGTCAGGCGTTACATCTATAGCTATGTCAGGCGGACTGTCTGGAGTAACAACTCTGGATATGTCAGGAGCTTTGACTGGCCTAGCATCTATTAATATTAACAGCACGGTTGCAATCGTTGGAACAATCGATGATGACACAATGGCTGCAGCAACAAGCAGCACCATATCAACAAGCGAGTCAATCAAAGCTTATGTTGATACTACTTTTGCAACACAGGTTACATCGGTAACTGGAACAGCAAATGAAATAGATTCAACGGGTGGAACCACTCCTGTTTTAAGTTTGTCTGCGACTGCTGATTTCCCAGGAACATTGAACGTAGGAACTACTACAGCTGTTGATGGCATTATAGATGATGACTCAATGGCAACAGCTAGCGCTACCAACTTATCTACTAGTGAAGCAATCAAAGCTTATGTAGATGCTACAGCAGGTGGTGGCTCTGTAGTTGGTCCGGCATCCGCAACTGATAATGCTATCGTGAGATATGATCTAACGACTGGGAAACTCATTCAAGATTCCAGCGTACTTATCAGTGACGCTGACGCTATGTCGGGGGTAGCGGGTTTAACATTAGACGCAAGCACTGCATTAAATATTGCAGGGGATGCAATTCTTTCTGATGCCGCTGGAACAATGACGCTGAGCAATGTTGACTTGCTAGACCCAGCTACGGCTAAGACTGTAGATATAGCAAACTATGCTGCCGATGCTGCTGGCTCTGATACTTACGCTGTGACTCTTGCACCTGTGCCCGCTGCATATTATGACGGCATGGCTATCAAAGTTAAGATTCAAACAGCGAATACTGGCGGCGCCACAATGAACGTGAACGCACTGGGCGCAATAGCAATTAACAAACTTAATGACCAAGCTTTAGTTACTGGTGACATCGAAGCTAATCAGATTATAGATTTAGTTTATAACTCAACCGGGCCTAAATTTCAGATGCAATCTATGGTTGCCACAACTCCCGGAGGCGGCACAGTTACTAGCGTGTCGGGAACTGCTAATGAAATAGATTCAACAGGTGGTGCCACTCCAGTGCTATCCCTGTCAGCTACTGCAGTTGCTCCAGGAACTCTGGGAATTACAACCATCACAGCAAGCAGGGCTCTGGCAACAGATGGCTCTAAGGTCTTAGTGTCAAGTGCTACTACTGCTACTGAGCTCGGGTATGTTAGCGGTGTTACGAGTGCTATACAGACTCAGCTTGACGGCAAGGTTTCACAATCAGGTGCGCAAATATTCGCTGCTGATGCAGAAGCAAGTGACACTTATGTTGTTACCTTGTCTCCTGTTCCCGCTGGTTATGTAACCGGAATGGTTGTTAACTGTTCTGTTACAACCTTGAATACTGGTGCTGCCACTATCAATGTGAATGCTCTTGGTGCTAAAGCAATTGAAAAGCAAGGCGCAGCATTGGAGACTGGTGATATCTTGGCGGCTCAAGTGCTAACGCTTATCTATGACGGAACAGCATTCCAAATGGTGAGCCCTCTTGCTGGATCCGCTAGCTCTACAAGCACAAATACTTTAACGAATAAAACATTCGACGCTAACGGTACAGGCAATAGCCTGTCTAATGTAGACATTGCTGACTTAGCTAATGGTACAGACGGCGAGTTAATTACCTGGGATGCGGCGGGTGCTCCTGCTGCAGTAGCAGTTGGTACAGCCACGCATGTGTTAACTAGTAACGGCGTTGGCGCGGCGCCTACCTTTCAAGCTGCAGGGGGTGGCGGCGGCGAGGCTCCTAAAGTGTGGGCCAGATGGAACACAATCACAACAACAACGCTCACAGATAGCTTTAATGTTACCAGCTTGACTGATAATGGAACAGGAGAAACGGCAATAACAATAGCTACAGATTTTGCAAATGCTAATTATGCCGTCTTAACCTCAACATCGGCAACAACTTCAGGTGGTAACATAGGTATTGGAGCGCTGCTATTTACTGATAACAGCACCGCTATCTCGGCGCCAGTTGCTGGCTCGTTTATAATCAGTACGATTCAGTATGGTGTAGCATATAAAGACTCAGCGTATGTTTGCGCAGCATGCTGGGGAACTCAATAATGGAGAATGACATGAAGAAGATTATTTATGCACGCCAGAGTGGCGGGACCGTATCTATTGTAGTTCCAGCCCCTAAAAATCAACTAGAAAAAACTACCGGGCCTTTAACTTTAAAGGAGTACGAAAGCAGGGTCAGGTCTAAATCTATACCTGAAGGGGCATTAAAAGTTAGAGACATCGAGGATTCTGATTTGCCTTCGAGCAGAGAGTTCCGAAATGCCTGGGTTGACGTTACCCCTGAATCAAGAATTGATATTTCTTGTGATAAAGCCAGGGATATATCGCTTGAATCTTTCAGGCGCAAGCGTGATGAGCTGCTATCTAGGTCTGATATTGAGATGACCAGAGCTTTGGAGTCTGAAGATTTAGATAAAATAGCATCACTAAAGTTGTCAAGGCAGGGACTTAGAGATGCTACAAATTCACTCAAGGCTTTGGACTGTGTAGATAAATACAACGATGAAGTATTGCTAGATGAAATCAGAGCACTGTCTAAAGCATTAGATTAATTTTATTAACCAAGGAGAAAACTATGCCTAAGCACGCAGACAAGAACGGTAAGAAATCAATGCCGGCAGTTCCTAAGAAAAAGAAATGAACTGGGATGAATTCCCTAGCTTCACCCGTGAAGAAATGCAATGCAAAGAATATCAGGAGTGCGATATGGATTATGAATTCATGGGCAACCTGCAGAGTATTAGAGACTTCTATGACAAGCCTATGATTATATCTAGCGGTTATAGAAGTGAGCTGCATTCACGTGAGAAGCATAAGACATTCAAAGGTGAGCACACTAAAGGCCTAGCTGTTGATGTGGTTGTTGCTGGTAGCGATGCGTTGAGTTTAATCTATGCAGCGTTAATCCAAGGCATCAATCGCATAGGCGTGAGCCAGCGTGGCCCTTGGGCTAGCAGGTTTGTTCATCTGGGTGGCGGCGCAAAGCATTACAGTTACTTACCGAAGGGAGTCTGGTCATACTAAGGCATCGATTTAAAGCAAGATCAAAGTATAACGCCAAACCCACTGAGGTAGATGGCATTCGATTCGACTCAAAGCTCGAGGCAAACTATTATAGTTATCTGAAGCTGTTACAAAAGTCTGGGGAGGTGTTAGGATTCTTTAGGCAGTGCCCGATACATTTTAAATCCGGCACGATATATCGCTTAGACTTCCTTGTGTTTTATTCAGACGGAACTTGCGAGGCAGTAGATTGCAAGGGGGTAGAGACTAATGTGTTCAAGATTAAAAAGAAGATGATTGAATCTGAGTATCCCTGGATTGATTTAAAAATAGTGACCAAAGTTTAATGGGCGCGCGATGTCTGTTATGATGTTGTATCAAAGCTGCCAACCATAAGTAATAGCTTATGACTGGCATACATAACAATCTAAAAAGGAGACTGTAATGAGTTCAAGTAGTATATCAAAATTATCTGTCGGTGATAAGGTGGGGAGACTCACTATCTTAGAAATTATTCCAAGCCGCTATCCTCGTGGAGAGAAGCACACTCCTCGCACAGTAAGATGCGCGTGTGACTGCGGGACTGAGTGCCTTAAAAACTATTATTATGTTAAGAGTTACGACACCAAATCATGCGGCTGCTTAAATGGAGAGCTCCACGGTCGTGCGGGCACTCTTGAGTATGGGATTTGGTATTCCATGCGGAGAAGGTGTGACGACAAGAGCAGTCACGCCTACGCAAGGTACGGTGGTCGAGGAATAGAAGTGACTAAGCGTTGGAAGAATAGCTTTAAAAACTTCATAGCTGACATGGGTGAGCGCCCATCAAAAGAATACACGCTTGAAAGAATTAATAATGAGCTAGGGTACTCCCCCAAGAACTGCAAGTGGGCTACCCGAAAAGAGCAAGCTCAGAATCGACGGAAACACAACCCTCCAGTAGAAAAGAATTGCAAAGCCTGTGGTGAAACCTTTAAGGTTCACCTCTGTCGTGTAGATAAGCAGCATTGCTCGAGGAAGTGTAAGCTCCAGTCAAGAATCAAAAAGGTATGCCCGCGGTGCAACGGTAGCTTCACGGTTGTGCCCAGCAAAACAGCAAAGGTAAAGCATTGCTCAAAAAAATGCAGCCGTGAACCCAGAGCCAAACTGAGCTGTCTTCACTGTCAGGGTGAGTTTGAAGTTTGGCAGCATATGAAAGGCGTACGAAAATATTGCTCGAACAGATGCTCCATCGCAAGCAGGAAGCCAAAGGGAAAGAAATGCTAATTAAAAACATTGATTTTTTCAGAGACATTTTCGATGCTTACGACCACCAGAAGGAGTTCATGAAAGCTTTCTTTAGTGGTGAGTATCATTACTTTTGTGAGTTAGTTCACAGGCGTGGAGGCAAGGATGCTGTAGCCTTCCACTGCACGTGGATTTGGGCATGCCTAGAAAAAAGTAATCTCGTGTATTGTCTTCCGAAGATAGGCCAGGCTCGTAATGTAATTTTCGAGGGGAAAGATCTTGCAGGTGGTCGATGGATTGACTCCATTCCACCCCATCTAATAGAGAGTATAAACTCTACCAACTGCAAGATATATTTCACCAACGGTTCAATTATCCATATTACCGGGAGCGATTCCCTGATGAACAGTCACCTGGGATCAAACTTAAAAGGCATTGTGTTCTCGGAATTTCAGAAATCAAACCCTCAAGTGTGGGACTACGTTAGACCTATACTTAAACGTAGTAACGGTTGGGCGGTATTTTTATACACAGCTTTTGGCAAGGGCCACGCATATAAATTATATCAAAGCAACAAAGACAACCCTGACTGGAGCTGCCGCACTCTCACAGTTGAGGACACCAAAGATAATAACGGACTCCCTATTTTCTCTCAGGAAGATATCCAAGAAGAACTGGACAGCGGCATGGATCCTGACCTAGTACAGCAGGAGTACTTCTGCAACCAAGAGATTTCAATCAAAGGTACGTTCTTTGCTGAGAAACTTGACGCCGCCCGTAAGGAGGGAAGGATTGTCAGAGGGTTAAAGGTTGACCCCGGTCTTCCAATGCATACATCGTGGGATTTAGGCTCAAGAGATACCAATAGCATTTGGTGGTTCCAGGTAGACAAGGGATTCTTTAAGTACTTTTACCAGCACGATCATCATTATGGAGACATTGATTATTATGCCATGCTGCTAGAGAGGAAGAGGGTCGAGCTGGGATTCAGAAGCTACGGCAAACATTTTTTTCCACACGACGTTCAGCAAACTGAGTGGGCCGCAGGCAAGACAAGGAACATGCAGCTTATAGCAAAAGGAATCAGGCCTACAGTTGTTCCAAGACTCAAAGTAATTGAGCGTGTTCAATGTGCTAGACATAACTTTGACAAGTGTATCTTCGATGAGATTGGTTGTGGCACAGGGCTTGATGCGCTGAGTGTTACGAGAAGTAAGTGGAACGAACAGACTCAGTCATTCGTTGGCGACGAGGAACATGATTGGTCCTCGCATCCTGCAGCAGCTTTCGAGTATGGCCATGTCGGATGGATGGATGGATACAATAAACAAGGCCTTCAAAAAGCTAAAGAGTATGCGAGGTTAAGAAAGTAGTTAGTCACCCCCGGGCACAGCAAACGCCCTGCTAATAGACATCAAGCCTGACTGGACCTTAGTTCTCCCATCCAGCATCCATCTCTTGCAATGATTCTTCTTCATTCTAATCGCAAGCAAGTCCTTCATGAACTTATCCTCTAACGCCTTCACCTCTTTAACAACACTAAGCTGTTCTTCTGTCAGCTCTTTATAATCTAATATCATTTCTTCTCCTCTTGAAACTCACTCTCTGCAAACCCTACAGCTTGCGTCTTCTCTATCTCTGCCACTCTTGCCTCTAGCTCAGTAGCATCATTAACTTTAACGCCCGTCTCTATCAGCTTAGACATCTTCACTGCCTCATCTGCTGTCAGCTCTCCGCCAGCGAGCATAGCTATCACACGCTGATACTGTTCATTGAATGTGACAGCTTCTTCCATTCCTTTGACTTTAACCTTGCGATGCTCAGTCCAGCCAAATCGGTTACGCATGTTCATTGACCACAGGACATGGTCTAGTTTGTTATCTTCTTTGCCAACGCTGATGTGAGTCTTTGATAAATCTATCCACCACCTTTCGCACTTAGTTGAGCCAGCATCATACGCATCCTGGAACTCCTTGTAAGCACGACGCCAGTTATCAAACGTCTTGTAAGATATGTTATGCTTATCACAGAAGTGAGCCCTGCTATCACCCTTAGAGAGTATAGCAATGAGTTCGCCACACATCTCTTTAGTGTATTTGCTAGGGTCATACCAGTTACCCTTGCGCTTTGGTTTCTTCTCCGGTTCTTTCTTTGCCAAGCAACTTCCCTTTTATAGATTGAAATAAGTTATTCGAATTATAGCATTAAAATCTACGGTAATCCTCTAGGAAAACAAACAATGCTTTTGCCTCTGTTCTCCCAAAGCTCATCATGTCTGGCAGCCCCGGCTCTTTATTATAGTTTTCATCTACAACTCTGTATCCATAGGGAACCTTGTATATATGATACTTAATATTATCAAGTATTATCTCCTTCATACCCTGTTTGTAATCTTACACTTTTCTTTCGCTGCATCACATGGAAACTCTATGCACGCAATAGCGTAAGAATTTTGCTCTACTGCAGCAATCTGCACAGCCTCTGAAGGATACTCTAGAAATCTTATAGCCAACCCTTTCTGTTTAACGGCCGCCAACTGCACAGCTTCGCTTGGTCCATCAATAGAACAAATGTTATAACCATCTTTTGACACCATCTCTATCATCTTCTCTTCTGCTTTAGCTCCTGAGTACTGAAAATACATATGTTTACCCCTTTAATAGTTTAACCAAGCTACCAACGCCTCTGTGGGAGTCATAAAATATATGCCCCCGCTTAGATAACTCTTTGCATATCTTTTTGAATCTAGCATTGTTTATCTGCATGCCTTCAATCAACTCCACCCTATCAAACACCACAGTATCTTCCGACTTTGATATACACTTCATATAGTCTAGAGCATCTTGAGCATCTTGACTCAACAAAGGTTTGGCGGAGAATGTTTTATACCTGTGCGCCTTGTAACGCTTCTCTTTCTCTATCCTCTCTTGCTCTGCTTCAGCTGCAGCCCCATCGGTAACTGTATTGGCAACGTGCGAAGAGATGTTTAGATGCAAGAAGTTAGCTAAAGCTTTGACCTTGTCAGACAAGTGTTCTATATCTCTAGCTACTTCGTTACACCTAATGATTGCTGCTATCTGTTGCTCCTCCGGCATATCATTTATATCCATATAAATATCTAACCCTTATTCTTCTGCAAATTTTATCGTAGTGTAGCTTGGCTTCTTTACGCTGCGGCAAGAACCGAAGAATAAGTTATACCTCTTTACTTCTTTCACATGAAACAAAGAAATGTCTAACGTGTTCCTCATCTCATCAATAAAAAAACCATCTATGTACATACCGTCTATGTTAGTCTGTCGTTTTTTTATATGTTCAAAAAACTCACAAACTTCTTTCAGGTCTAGAAATAATCTATCGCTCATTTACACCTTCCTTTTAAGATGGTCTACCCCAATTGTGAGGGTCATACCTATCACTCTTAGTCTGAACCGGAACCCTGTCACAGCCATTGTAATATGCTTCAATAGCTATAATCTTCCAACCAAAGAACACCCGCATCATAAACCTGTAGAATCTGCAGGGCATCTCGCCCTTGCATCCCAGTATCATTCTATCTGTTATATATATTCTGTACGTATCTTCTTCATTCCAAAACGCATTCTCCATGACTATCCTTTCTTCAACATGATTACTAATTTTGTTACTTGCTCACTAGATAATTCATCCAGTCTATTTGCCTTAGCTCTCTCAAGCCATCCCGCAACTGTTGTATCTGACACCTCAGAACTTGCAATTAATTCCCTTAGGGTTTGCACGGTGTATTTAGGCCTAGGGTTTTCCATAGGTTTAGGACTCTCTACCGCAGCATCGTTATCAGTCTGAGCTATCCCAAGCATCGCAGCATATGCATAGCGTCTAGCGTATGTAATGCACGAGCCTGAAGCCTGGCTTACATTCATATTCTTTCCAGTTTGAACCGGCATATAATAAGTAGATGAAATCCATTCGCCACTCTTGTGAGTAAGAATAGTTTCAACCCCAACCTTAATAGTATCTGTAGAATAATCTGAGTGACACAGTTGCACAACAGCTAAGTCATTCTTTACTAACAACGGCCTGCACATCTCTAGTATGCTGCCCAGGTCAGCATAGTTGTAACCGTAACCCTTCTTATCTTTGAATGCATTCTGAACTTCACCCTGAAATTTTGATAGAGCTAACGCTAGCTCGCCGATTGTTTCTGATTTTTCCAACTTAATTCCCCTTGACTTATGTAGTGATTTAATATAGATTACCATGATTCATAGAGTAACACAACAGGAGAAATCAAATGACCGCAAAAAAGTTTCCAACGTCTTTAGATGATCATGTAAAAATACAGGCTCAAATACCTAGGGATGTTGACGAGTCTATACGTGCTACAGCAAGGAGAGACAAGGAGTCCTACTCATCTATATATAGAGAAATTATTATTGACCACTACAAAGAGTATACGTATGAACTAGATTAATGTGAACCCCGCCGTGAGTGGGGTGGCGAGGTTCAGGAGGTGAGCAAGATGCTCATCTTTAGTATAACTACAATTAAAGCAAGTGCAAGCAACAGGAGAAAAGAAACATGATTGATGCCTTAACTATTATTGCTTTTATATTTACGTTTTCTCTTACAATAGTTATATTAACTTTTGTATTTATAATTGTTCTTATCAAGACAGGCTTGATTGGCTGGCTCTCTAAAATAATAATGAGTGAGACTCCCTAAGATTATAGTTGACAACCAAATCATCATTTGTTATCATAGCCTTAAGTTAAGCAGGAGAAATAATTGTGAGTGAAAAATATAACTGCCCTGAGTTAGTATCACCCGAAGATGCGGCGAGAATTTTACATGTAAGTAAAGATACGCTGGCTATATGGAGATGCAGTGGAAGATACGGGCTTCCTTATGTGAAGATGGGTAGAAAGGTTTTCTATAAATCTGAAGATATAAAAGGGTTCATTGAGAGCAGAAGAGTTGAAGTAAAAGGAGAAAAGAAATGGCAGGTATGAAGTTGATCTCAGTTAGAGTTGAAGAGAGTAAAGCGAATGAAATTAAAGAGGCAGCTCTTAAGGACAAGAGACCGGTAACAACATGGATAGAGATTTTAATAGATGAGAAACTTAAAAAGCTGGCTAAGAAAGCTGCTAAGTAGCTATATGTTTTTCATAATAGTTTTGTATATTTTATATC